AAGGCTACTACAATTTTTGAAGCTGCTGTTGCTGGCCGTATCGCTGAAGAGCGTGCTACTCTTGAAGAAGAGTTTGCTGCTGCTAAAGTTGAATTGGAAGAATCATTTGAAGCTGCTCGTGCAGAACTAGTCGAAGAATTGTCTACGCAAGTAAGCGATTATCTTGACTACGTCGTTGAGCAGTGGATGGCTGAGAACCAAGTTGCTATCGAGTCTTCATTGAATGCTCAGATTGCAGAAGAGTTCATGGGCAAGTTGAAGACTTTGTTTGCAGAGTCATACATTCACGTCCCAGAAGAAAAGATTGATGTTGTTGAAGAGCTTGCTGCTAAATTGGAAGAAATCGAATCCAAGTATAACAGCGTAGTTGAAGAAAACATCGAATTGCGTGGTATTGTTGAAACCAACACTCAAAGTGAAATCTTTGATGAAGTTTCAGAAGGCCTAGTAATGACACAAGTCGAGAAGTTCCGTACTTTGGCTGAAGGTGTGTCGTTTGACAGTGCTGATACATATCGCAAGAAGCTTGAGATCGTTAAAGAGCAATACTTCGCTGAGAAGAAAGCTGACGTTAAAGAGATCGTAGAGCAAGAGATGGTTGAATTGGATGAAGAAGTACAACATGCACCAGCAGCTAAGTCTACAGGTCCTGTTGCTAACTACGTTTCAGCAATTTCAAGAACAGCCAAGAAATAAGTTTTATAAATAAGTTTAGAACCCAATATTTTTAACAAGGAAAGGGAAACCACAATGTACTTATCAGAAGACATTCAAAACAAATGGAAGCCTGTCGTCGAGCACGCAGACCTACCTAAGATCACTGACGCTCACAAGCGTGGCGTAACTGCTGTTCTTTTAGAGAACACAGAGCGCGCGTTGCGTGAAAGCGGTGGCCGTAGCCAAGGTTCGTTGTTGTCCGAAGCAGCTCCAGCAAACGCAACAGGCAATGACATCGACAATTTCGACCCAGTGTTGATTTCGTTGGTTCGCCGTGCAATGCCTAACTTGATCGCTTATGACATCTGCGGCGTACAACCGATGACTGGCCCAACAGGCTTGATCTTCGCTATGCGCGCTAAGTATGGCACACAAGCAAACAACGCAACTGAATCGTTCTACAACGAAGTTAACACACAGTACTCTTCTGTTACTGGTGGTGCTAACACGCTTGGTGACAAGCACGTTGGTGGCGTTCCAGGCGTTGCAAACAACGCTGAAGCTGGCCTGTATAACTACGGTGCTGGTATGTCTTTGGC